CAAGCACAAGGAGAGGACAAATGGCAACAGAAACCAGTAGCATCGACGATATCTTAACTGCATCAATGAATGAGAAGATGCCTTCTGCACCTGAACAAAAAGCAGAAGAAATTGAAGAAGAAATTCAAGAAATTGAAGAGGAAAATGAATCTCCGGCGGTAGAAGCGTCGGAGACAAATGAATATGGGGAAGAACAAAAACCAGCAGAAAAAACGGTTGACGATTATGGAAATGATGTTGCACCGCCGCGCGTTTATTCAGAAGATGAAGTAAATGAACGAATTAACGCAGCCATACGTGACAGACTTAGTCGAATGGAGCGTAATCAGCAACCAGCACAACATCAACAAATGCAGCAACAAACTCAGCAGGGATTTAACTATGATGAAAATTCACCAGAGTCATGGCAGCAGCAATTAGAATCATTTGTTGAGCAAACATACTATAAGATAAATCAAAAGCAGGCTTATCAATCTCAGCAAGCTCGAGAACAGCAAGCATATGAAGAGCATGGTCAAAAATTTCGCGAAGGTGCTTCAAAATTTGCTGACTTTGAGAAGGTTGTTGCTTCACAACCTATTACTGATGCAATGACACTAGCGACTCGTGCTATGAAAGACCCGGCAGCTTTTATATATGCAGCCAGCAAACGAGCTCCACAAGAGCTGGAAAGGATATCTAAAATCCCTGACCAATGGGTACAAGTTGCTGAAATGGCAAAATTGGAAGAGCGAATGAAGCAACAAAAGCCATCAACAAAAGCGCCTCGACCTATTGGCAGAACATCAGAAGACGCGACAATCGCTCATAAATCTAACAAACAACCATCCATAGAAGAGCTAATTGCCAAAGACGCAGCAAAACGTCTGGCAATTCAAAAAAAGTATCGCGGGTAGTTGCAAGATAAAATAAGTTAGTCAATAATGGTGGAGATGAGTATCACTTAGTCTTTGTCTCCATCAACGAAGCAGCTTAGACGTGTATCAATTGTCGACCGTCGGACAAAAAGAAATAGGTTCCCTTATTGGGTTTTTATCAATTTTTGTTTGGAGTCGGCATCATGCCTAATACCTTTCAAGTCACACAGTATGTGTTAGACGACGTATTTATTCGCTTCTGGAACAGTCTTGCATTTGCCCGTACGGCGAATCGTAATCTCGAAGGCGATTTCAAAAACCTAAAATTCGCAACCGGCCAAACGATTAACTACCGTTTAGAAGAACGCTATTTAGCTGGCGAAGGCGCTACGGCGGTTTCTGAAGCTCGCGTGCAAGTAATTCGTCCACTCTCTATCACCAAACAATTCCGTACAATGGTAGAATATGGTGGCTTCGAATTAACTTTTGACCGCGCTCGTGACGAACCATACTTAGAAATGGCAAATGCTCCTAGAGCTAAGCGCCTTGCTAACATGGTAGAAAAATTTATCGCATCTGATAATTTCCAATTGCAAACTTACCAAGCGACTGGTACTCCCGGTGTAGCTATTGACCAAAACACCATCTTCTTAACTGATGCATACATGACCGAATTAGCTATTCCTGAAGACGGCAAACGTTATTGTGCTATCGCACCAAGAACTGCAGCTAATTTAAGCAATGCTTTATTTAATACCTTCAATCAAACCGTCAATACTGGCGCTTTAATTGATGGATTTATTGGACATTTATCCGGCTTCGATTTCTTTAAAACTAATTTCTTAACGCGCCAAGTTGCCGGTACAGGCGAAGCAGGCGGAGCTCCTCCAGCTGGCTTTATTCTCGGCGGTATTGTAACAAATGGTCCTATTTCGTCCGGAAACACAATTTCTGTAAACGGATTAGTCATCAACCAAGCAATTGCATTCAACGTCGGTGACATCATCGAAGTTGCTGATGCTTCTAATGTTTTCATGATTAATCCGCTAACCTATGAACCTTTAGCTCAACGTGCACAGTTTGTTGTAACAGCTGTTACTCCTTCTGATGGCGCCGGCGCAGCTAATATTCCTGTTAGCCCTACGATTGTTACAAGTGGCGCTAGACAAAACATTTCTGCCCCAATTCCTAACGGTGCACAAATTCTTTTGAGACAAAGCCATAACGTTTCAATTGCTTATCATACTCAAGCTATCGTGTTTGCAGCTCCTCCTTTGAAAGAATTAAAAGGTGGTGTAGAGGCTGTTACGCGTTATTCAGACCTTTACAAGCTAGCCATGACTTACAGTTTAGGTGCCGACATCCGAAATTACGAACAGCTCGATCGAATCGACGTAATCTGCGGTGTTGCAATTAACCCTGAGTTCGCAGTTCGTATTTGTTCCTAAAGAGTTCATTACCGAGCAGTTTCTTCCATGGGCTGCTCGGCCCTTCTTGAAGGAGCATATATGCATATCGAAGAAAAGAAAGAATACGTTTTATATAATGGTCGTTCTGTTCCTAAAGATGGATTTAGAGTATTTATTTATGGAATTAATAATACTGAAAAGCTTGTTAATTCATGGGATGAATACCAAAAAGAAATATCTTCAGGCTTATGGTTTTCTACAAAAGAATTAGCAATAAAAAAACCTGTTATTAAAGTTTCTAGCATTGAAAATATCAAAAAGGATGTTAGAAAATGACAACTGTCAGGCAATTTATAACGCAATCTTACAGGCTGATTAATGCATCTAATCCTACGATACCGCTTCATGGCGATGATTTGTCATTAGGGATTACGGTTTTAAATCAATTATTAGAATCATATGCTTCCACAGGATTGCTATTAACCATTGCCAAGACATTTAATGTTCCATTAGCAGTTGGTCAACAAGAAGTTGTTGTTGGTCCTGCAACTTATTTACCATTGCCAGATGTTCCACAGGGCAGATTGGCCAATTTGGACAGCGCGTGGTTATTATTAAATGGCGTGACTTATCCTTTAATTGATAAATCTCGAGATGAATTCTTATCATCATTCAAATATGACCCGCTTCAAGGATTGCCACGATTTGTAATCGTATATCCAGATACTGAAGTTGTTCGAATTAGACTTTATCCGGCGCCAAGCCAATTCTTTCAATTCTATTTGAGAGGCAAATTTCAATTAACGGATTTAACATCAAACGACACAATGGTCGGTTTGCCTGCTTATTATCAGCGATTTCTTTTATTTGCCGTCGCTAAAGACATTTCCATGTACAAAGGCAGAGCTGAGGCATGGACAGATAAGCTTGAAATGATGCTAAACGCTGCTGAAGACAAGATGATTGCGGCATCTGAAGTTAATTTATCAATTACTGGAGATAGAGCTAGTCTCCTAAATGGAGCATGGCGTGTAAGGTCAGGGATTTAATGCCAATTGATAAATTACCAATATTTACCTATTACAACGTTCAGCGTTTTACGCAAATGGGCTGCATGGACTGCGCTAATTGGTATGGTATTCAGGTAGAAGATACAAAGAATGGCCAAGCTTTATATCCTGCCATGGGCAGAAAACATATTAATTATTTTGGCGAAAATAAATTAGTATTTGATTCAGAGCCATCTCAATTATTTCGCTCAATTAATTATGTCTATGTAATTGTCGGAACGCGTGTAATTCAAGTTGACAAACAATGGAATCAGAGGCTGATTGGAAGTGTTCCGCTCGGAAAGCAAACCTGGTTTGATTTTTTAACAATCGATGATGTTACATACGCCATCTTAACTGCCGAAACTGCAATGTATTTAATTACGGAGAATGCAGATGGTACGGTTGCATATCAGCAAATAACAGATATTTTCGCGCCCACAAAGCCATCATTTGTAGTTGCATTCGGCGGAAGATTTGTCGTGAGTCAAAAAGATACTCCCCAATTCTTTATTAGCGCAAATGATGTGGCAGATTTATCAAATCCCGCTAATACATTCCATGTTAATGGCGCGCCTTTATTCATGAATGGCTCAGGTGTTGTAAGGCAACTTGGCATCTTGCAAACTCAGATGTATGTCTTTTGTGATTTCGTGACAGATATCTTTGCCAATATACCTAATACTGCCAATATTGGGGGTGTATCTGCCTCTTTCCCGTTCAAGAAAAATACATCTTATGGGTGGGATTATGGAATCGAAGACCCTTTTAGTCTAAGCATAGACTTTGGTCGAATAGCTTTCTTAGCAAAGAATTCTAACGGTCTTGTAAGCTTTATGGTGTCAGATGGGCAACAGCCAGTTGATATTTCATCACAAGCAATTAATGTCC